CTCAGATCCAAGACGCGGACGCAGCCGGGCACGCTCTTCGAACTTGTCGACCCATTCGCCGCGAACGCCACCACCTTCATCTCTGACATTTTCGCGCTGTTGGAAAACAACGCGTTCATTCATAGCCGCGTTAGGCGTCCGTGGTGTTTTCGACATTCGGCAGCTCACCTTTTCGTGGTGTTTTCAAACGAGATGCTTTGCCACTCGCAATCGCGGCCGCAGCGCACGGCGTGGTGACAAGGCCAGACCAACCAGCCTTGTAAGCGACGGTGACAGCCGGAGTTACGCGATGATTGAAGTCACCGCTGAATTTGATCCAGGGCATGATAACCTCACGCTAGAACGGGTTTTCGGTATCGATGGAGGATCGAGGTAATCCGTCGATCGAGATAACCGTCTGCTGGTGCATAGAGCGGGTCAGCATCGCCACGATTGGCCCACATAAAGCCGACCTGAAGCAAAACCGCCGCCTGAATAAGAGGCGGCGCTGTTTGATCATTCCATGTAGGGTCGGACTTGTTGATGTAATTCAAAATGATGTCTGATGCCTGTTCAATCATAGCACCAAGATCAGTGTCATCATCATCGTGAAAGATGCGCTGGCGCCTTTTGACCGCATCAAGAGTTACGAGCTTAACCATCTGAGTTTGCCCCCTTGAACGCTATTCTCACCGGCCCGACCGATTTTGCATCATCGTTTGATGGCGTGCGGCCGTTGCGTCCACGTTTGACAGCCAGCTGCCAGTTTTCGCCGTCACCGGGCTTGTCTGCGTTCGCCTTGAGAGCTACCCAGCAAGAACCGTCCCAAGTGACAGTGTCGCCTTGTTCATAGTTCTCTCCGGATTTATAAACGCCGCGATAGAGCATGAAAGGCGCTTTGAACTCGAATTCCTTTACGTTGTCGCCGTTAGCAAAACGCATTTTAAATGTGCGCTCGCCGTCAAATGACACATCGAGATCATCAAACCCCAAACCATCCTGACCATCTGCACCGGGGGCACCATCTTTTCCAGGTTGACCGTCGCGCCCAGGCAAACCATCACGGCCAGGCTGCACGTCGACCGCTTCGAGCTTGGTGATACGTTCGGAGAGCTTTGCAACACTGTCGCTGAAAGCCGCGTGGATCTTATCGATGTAACCTTTGACTGGCAGCATCATGGATGTTGCCAGTTTTTCGAAATCAAGCTGCATCTTTGAATATCTCCGCGGCTTTCGTTGCAAATGCTGCAATCGCTTTGGCGTTTGCGTCGCTTTCTGGAAGCGGCAATATTTCCGGCTTGTTTTCAGGCCTTGCTGTTGCGAACGGATCTTCGCGCGCATCACGCTTGTTAAGTGCTGACAAGCTATAATTCTGCTGCTGGAGATAAGGCGTATCACCACCCTCAACAGCCGGCAGGTTCATCACCTTGCGCGCTTCGTTTGGTGCACGTATCCCGGCGCCGACCTCTTCTTTCAATCTGGTCGCCATTGTCATGCCGTCCATGCGCAACAGAATATCGACATTGAACTCGACACCGACACTTTCACCTAGACCCAAGCCATCGTCCATGCAGTCTTCTGCTGACTCGATCAGCGTTTGGAGACACTGACTGTAATATTCGACGTTCAGTGCTTGAATGTTGTTGTAGGTTGGAAGCGTTCCGATACCGATCTTGTAAGGCGGTACGTGAAACGTCGAACAGACAACCTCAGCGGTCCATCTCAACTGTTCGATCAACTGAGCTGATTGAGCAGGAATGGCGAGTGCTTTGAACTCCATTCCATCGGCCAAGACAGCTAATTTGCCGGAGTTTTCCCGAGAGTAGCCATCTTCCCAGCTTTTCTTAATCGCCGCAGCATCTTCTTCCTCAATAGCGCCCGGCACGCTGATGATGCCTGATGGCAGCGCGTTGTTGCCGAAGAAACGATCCGAGTGCTGCTGAATCGTGAGACCCTGCTTTGCAGCAAGGCCGCTAGCATAAATCGGTGAAAGCCCCACCAGGGGATGAAAAAAGCAATTGAACCGATCATGAATAATTTCTGATGCCGGAACGGTAACCGTGGATGTGAGCCCAGAAACGTCATCCACATTCAGTTGATAAAATACGGCGCCTTGAGGTGATACAAGCACTTGCACGAGCATCGGGTTGAGAACGTGCAACGAGGAAATTTTGCCGTCTGGTGAGCGACGCTTCAAGACGTAAGTGTTGCCTGTTGTCAGCTTCGAGATGAAGTAATTTTCCCAAAACTGAATAGCGGTTTGGGTATCGTTAGGTTTGCGCAGAAGCTTTTTAAGCGCGTGCCGCTTTTTCTCAACCCAGATACCGTCCGGCGTCTCCTCGACGATCCGCGCGCGCAACTTTGCAATATCGGAAGAAATAAGGGTCACGCATGAGAATACCGCGTGATACGCCAAAGCCAGTTCGGGCTTCACTTCGACATTTCGCTGCCATGCGCCGGCGAAACTTTCAAAGATGGTGAACCATCCTCGGCGGGGAGAAGCTGTCGAAAGCGACTTCGCTTCGGAAGTTACTGGCGCTGGGGTGGTGACCGAGGTAGATGCGTTTTTATTATTCCAAAAGGCCATGCTGATCCTCTTCCTCAGTGCGACGCTTCTGGGTTCGCTTGGGCTTATCAACTTTCTGAGGTTCGACTGCGAGTTTCGCTTTACCGATACCTATTAAAATCTTGGCATCTCTCGGCGTGGCGATGAATTCCGCTTCAGGTAACAAGCGGCGAGTGCCATATGTGAAAGACTTGGTCGCTGTGAGCTTCATAGTTACCTCCGCGAGAGAAAACCGGCCGCCCGAAGGCGACCGGAATTTTGGTTATATGTCAGCGATTATTCGCCGCCGCCCGGAGCTGCTGGGACGCCCCAAGCGACACCAGAAAGAACCGCAACCGCCGATGGGCGACGACGCGCCCAGTTCACGATCCGCTCACCTCTGAAGGCGACACTGTTGGTCTGCCAGAGTGACACAAGGCCAGTTGCTCCCGTTGGCGTGGTGCTATCATGTTCCGGGTTGTTCGCCATTTCGAGCGAAGCCTGGTTCGACATATCGACTGCAACCTCACCATCGTCGGCGAGATAAATGTCCGAAGCGTTTGCCAGGACGACATAACCTTCAGGCACAAACTCAGAGACGATCGCAGGAAGGCCGGACAGCGTGCCGCCATTCATCGTGATGCCTGCAAACTCAGACTGGCCTAAAGCGTTTGTCATCAGTGACAGCGCGAGCGCGGTAGTCGACCGCATGATGAACACGCCGGACGTCGGAGCATTGTTCGCCGCAATGAACGCTGAAAACAGCAAACGAAGATCGTTTCGAACCGCATCCGCATCGGTGCCCGTCGACACGATTGGTGTAATGCCGTTCGTGATCGAAGCTGGCGAGACGCCTACAACTGCTGCCTTTGCGGGGTTGATGAAATCGGTATCCAGACGAGCGCGGAGCGCTGCGGCTAGCGAGTCTCGAATGAGGATTTCAGCAGAAGGTGAGCTGCTGCGGAGAAGTTCTTCGGTAACAACCGCAATGTTTGCGACCTTCGTCGGCTCCAGCGTGTTGCGCTCATAGCCAAAGTTGGTGAGCGGCTTGGCTTTACCTTCACCTACCCAATAGCCATCGCCACCAGACGTCTGGCCGATCAGCGGGGTGCGGAAAGGAACGCGGCGCAACGACGGGATTGTACCAGTGCCGAATTTACCAAGGATCGTCTGAGGGCGCAGGAACTCTACGAAATCGGCAAACACCGACGTCTCGTCGCCAACAAGGTTGGCCGCCCAGTTGCCGTCCTGAGTACTACCCGCAGAAACAGCTGCTTTGACGATGATGCCATAGACGGCGGATTCCTCGCCGTAGAGGCTCTTGGCCAGATCACGCGGACTTTCACCAGTGATCTTTGAAAGACCCTTCACCTTGGCCAAACGCGCAAAGCCGATACCAGCCTCTAGTTTCGGTGCCTTCACCTGAACGCCAGAGCGTGCAGCAGCAGCATCGGATAGAGACTTGATACCATTGGCGTTAACTGGTTTGGCTCCGCCTACCTGTGCTTTTTCCAATGCTCGGAAGCGCTTGAGATCAGCATCGATCGAGTCGATTTCAGCACTGATCGTGTCAAAGTCTTCCTGCTCAGAAGCGTCGGTGGTGCGGCCTTCAGCAGTAGCCTTTTCGAGAATTGCCTGCATAGAAGCGGCCTTTGCCGTGCGCGAAGCCTCGAGCGCGGCGATCTGTTCAGCAATATTCAAAATATCACCCTTTGATTTTTGGTTGAGTAGAACTGGTTTGTGAGATTTCGCCGTGTCGCCGGCGCTCTTTTCCTTCACAGCCTTGGTGCCTGTCGCGGCGTGCTGCGCAGTGGCAAAGTGTTTGACGTTCGTAATCGTCGCATCGGCATTAGCCGGGATGGTCACGGCTGATAGTTCCAGCCATTCCCATTTTTTGTAACGAACGCCCCACGATCTTGGGATTTCTTCGACCTCTAGGCCTCGGAAACCAATAGAAAAACCGCGCACAAGGCCGGCCTTGATCAGCGTCCATGCTCTGTCAATTTCAGGCGTGACGCCCTTCGCAACCGTAGCGACGACTTCAATGCCTTCGTCGGTTACGGACGCTTCAGTAACATGACCGATAGGGTCGTTATGGCTATGCTGCCACAACAACGGGAGCGGCAGTTTGAAAACAGCTCCTTTGGGATCGACGATATCTTCGACTCGATCCGTTGATGGCGTGCTCGCAATGCCGCGCAGCACGCCTTGTTCCTCGTCGAACGACTTAACGTCGAAGACGGCAAAAGCTTTGATTGTCATTGGTTTTCCTAAACCATGAAGAGCCTTGGCTTTCGCTTCGGCTTTTCGAGTGGTGTGTCAGCCGCAAATC